ACCTTGGTGAACCGGGCGCGCACGTTCTCGGCCAGGCTGGCCGCCACCGGCATGGCGTCGGTCACGGCATGGATGAAACCCGCGTTCGCGGCTTCCTGCCCCGTCATCCAGGTTTCTTCATCCATCATCTCGATGATGTCGGCCTCTGGCTTTTGCGTGCCCGTGGCGTAAATCGCGGCGATGCTGCCCTTGACCTTATCCAGCAAGTCGGCCACCTTGCGCATTTCCTCGGCCTCGCCAAACGACACCATCGCGGGGTTATGCACCATCAGGTAGGCATTGGCCGGCGCTTCGCGGCGGCCGGCGGCCATCAGCGGAATCGTCGCGGCCGATGCCGCCACGCCTTCTACGCGCGCCGTGATGCGGTCGCGTTCGGCCACCATCACGTGATACATCGCCAGCGCCTCGAACACGCTGCCGCCGGGCGAATGCACCGACAATTCAATGGGAACACCAGCAGGCAGAGCCTTGAATTCCGCGATGAAATCGCGCGCCAGAATGCCCCATGCGCCTATCTCGTCGTGAATCGAGATCGTTGCCTTGACCGCGGGGGCACCCTCGGCAACGGCTTGGCCGTTGGCCGCCAGCGCCTTGATCTCGTACCATTTTTTCGTCATGACATATCCTTTTCGGGAAACTGCGCCCATAGTGCGCGGCTTACTCGTCCGGTTCCTGCGGCGGGGTTTTCGCGGCGGCACCGGCGGGTAACGGCGTGGGCGGCAGACCCAGGGACTGTTCGCGCTGGTTGTCCGCCGCAATCTCGCGATCCACCAGTTCCGCGTCGTAGCCGCGTTCCAGCAGTGCCTCGCTGCGACTTTTCAGCTTGTTGTTGATCGCCAGCACGTCGGCCTCTATGTCCTGCACCGGCTGGATGTAAGCCCAGCCGTGCGGCGTCCAGCGCGTCAGCTTCATGTTTCGCGCCTTGTTCGACGGCAGCACGCCGGCCAGGATCGCCGCATCGACCCAGGCATTGCGAATGGGCGCGCAGAACTTCGGCACCAGCACATTGCGAATCAGCGCCATCGCACGGCGCTTGTATTCGTTGATGGCGACCCGCACCACCCGGTCATTGATGCCGCTGTAGTCTCCCGTCATCAGCGGGTACGGAATGCCCAGTGCGGCAGCAACAATGTGCAATTGCGCGCGCGTGAATTCCTTGTAACCGTCCGATGTGCCGGGCGGTGCCGAAAACACCACATCCTCACCCTCGGCAAGTTCCTGCAACATGCCGGCCTCGAACGACAGCGGCGGCTGTTCTGCAGGGTCGGCCGGCAGCGGCTGGCCGTCGGGGCCGATAGGTTCGGTGCCCGGCTCGGACGGCGGGCGCTTGATGAAGCCGACGAACAGGTTGGCGATCTTCTGGCGAATCAGCTGCGCATCGTCGAACTCGTCCAGGTCTTTGAGCCGCACCAACACCGATGCCAGCGCCGGCACGCCGCGTAACTGCCCTGGCCGGGTCGCCTCGAACAAGTGCAGCACCCGGTGGGCAGGCACCCGCACCGGCTCATTGCCTGTCATGTCGGAATCGCCGGGGTGGTTCGGGTGCAGCCAGTACGCCACGCGGCGGCCGCGCGCGTCCAGCTCGATGCCGTCGATGATCCGGTTGCCATTGGGCAGGCGTTCGTTCTTGAACGGCAGGTGGTCGGATTCCAGCAGCCGGATTGTCAGCGGGATGCCGTCGGCCTCATCGCCTTCGAGCAGCGCCAGCGCCTCGCCGGATTCCAACATGGCGTGAAACGCCAGCGTTTGCAGCCCGTAAAAATCGGTCTGCCCGTCGGCATCACACACCGATGACCAGGATTCCCAGGTGTCGATCAGCCGCATGCGCAGCGTTTCGGACTCGGCCATGGGTTTGGGCGACACGCCCATGCCGATCACGTCGGCCACCATCCGGTCGATGGCGGCGCGCGCAATCGCGTTGTTTCGGTAGGCGTCACGCGAGCGCGTGCGCAGCAGCCCCAGGCGCTGGTGTTCGCGCCGGGGCGATGTGTCCCACGGCAACCAGGTGCGCAGACGCCGGCCAACGCTGGCGGCTTCGTGCGTGCTGGCGCGCTGGTCTTTATGACGGCCGCGCCCGAGAATGCGGGCAACCAGGCTCGGCCTGGCGGTGGTCTTCATAGCCCCTTGCCGCCCTGTGTGCAGCCCCAGGTGCGACCCGCGAACGGAATGCGGCGCGGCTCGGCGGCCAGGTCGCGGTCTATCGCGTGCAGCAGCTCGTTCAGTTCGGCCAGCGTAGGCGGGTCGGCATACTTGATCAGCCGATCCGTGAACCGGATTTCGGTAACGCGCTCACCCGATGCAATGGCAACGCGGGCACGCTCGACGGCGGCGCGATCTTCGAGTGTATGAGCCATGTGGCAGCATCCTTTTGTCGATGCTGTCCAGTCTGTCGGTTATGCCGTTAGGCTTCCTGCGGTGGGGTTTGTGCCCGGCCAGCGCGGCAATTTTGTGCTTCCGTATCAAGCCACGCTACTAACGCCACTCACAGTCAGTTTCAGGCCAAGGGCACTAATCAGCTTTAGCACCGTGGCATAACGCGGCTGAGCGCCAGAGGCTAAGGTCTTGTACAAGCTCTGCCGGCCTACCCCTGCCGCTTCGGCTAGCTGAGTCATGCCGCGAGCCTTTGCCACATTGCCCAACGCCAGCAAAAAAGCGTCGGGGTTGGGGTCTTCCAGGGCGGCGCTTAGGTAAGCGCGTATGGTTTCTTCGTCGTCCAGGTGTGCCGACACGTCAAATGCTTGAATAGTCACGGTTGTTACTCCTTGCCAAGCTCGGCCGCGAGCTTGATTGCCTGTTTAATGTCGCGCTTTTGGCTGGACTTATCTCCGCCCAGCAGCAGCAGGTAGACCACACCAGCGCGGCGGGTGAAGTACACGCGATAGCCGGGGCCGTAATGCACCCGCATTTCACTTACGCCAGACCCGACCGGCTCGCAGTCGCCAAAGTTGCCCAAAACGGCCGAGTCGAGGCGCTGCAAGATACGCGCTTTGCCAACCTTGTCTCTGAGGCTGGCCAGCCATTCATCAAACTCAGTGGTGCTCTGAATTGTGTTCATGCGCCATTGTCTCTGCTTGGAGACAATAAAGCAAGCAAATCGTCCGCCAGCGCGTCTAATTTTTTGTTTTTACCGAGTTGCGCAGAAAGCCACATCCTTCAGGTCGTGGATGGATAGCGCAGGCCGCCCTTGCCGCACCTTATGCGGACAGTGTATTCAGTTCAACAACCACCCCCGCCGCAGGAAAAGGAACCGACTAGTGATTGAAAATGCCTTGTCTGTTCTCAAAGCCCTGATCGTTGACAGGTGGTACATCATGCTGCTGATCGTTTCGGTTTTCTTCCTGTTCATTGGCTTGACCATGCCCGTGCAGGTCATCCCCAATGCGGCGCTGGTCGCCATCAGCTTCGGCGGCTTCCTTGCCGGCTTGGGCGAGGTCATTAACCATCCGCGCCGTCTCTATGTGGGCATGATGTTCGACAGGCTGGCCACCGTCAAAACTCGCGAACGCCGCGCGCATCGGGGGGGCATCGCCTTAGTGGTGGCCGGCATCGCCTTCGCCTTGCTGGGCGTGGCGCTGATCGTGCGGGCGGCGCTGTAGCCGCATCACATCAGGCTTCCAGTCGGGCGCTGAGGCAATGTATCCAGCGCAGCCTGGAACGAAAAATAGCCACCCGTCAGCCAATCCGCCACGCCGACGCCGTCAGGCCGGGTTAGCGCATCAGGCGGGGGCAGCACCATCTTGCGGGGCTTGAACAGCTTGCTGCCGGGCGCTTCGCGGGTTGCGCACGCGCGCCCGGCCTGCCAGCCCGGGCGTGAACCCACCCAGCCGATGAACTGGCCTTCCTGCATCGGGCGCGCAATGCCGCGTCCCCGGCACCATGCCAGATAGGCGGCATAAAGCTGTCTGCCCGTGCAAGGCACGAACGGCAGCGGCGTACCGCCGGGTAGCACCACCGCGCCGTTTTGCCACGCCAGCAGGAAATCGGCCTCGGGTCGGGGTACGGGCAGCGCCGTCGGCGCTGGCGGCTCGATGCCTAGCAACTGCATGGCGTCGATGCCCGTCAGTGTGGCGACGGTACGGTTGGCCGCGATGATGGCCGCGTCCCGCGACAGACCCAGCACACGCGCCGCGCGCACCGCGCCCGGTATCAGCCAGAACGCGGTATTCGCCCCGCGCATGTCCGCCGCTGGCGGGCGGCCGAAATAGCTGCCCGTGCGCCGGATCGTCGGCAGCACTTCGGACGTGACCCACCGCTTGAAGCGCCGCGCCTGCGGCTTGCGGCTACCCAGGATCAGCGAGTACAGGCCGGACTCGTTTATGTGGTTGGCCTGCCGGACGCGGCCCAGGTTGTCGATTGCGTCCAATTTCTGGACGTCATCCGGATCGACATGCGATTCGATGGCTTGGCGCGGATTGCCGAAGTCCAGCACCGCGCACACGTCGTTCGTGTTAAACCACAGCTGGCCGTCGTCGGCCAGGGTCACGCGCATATCCGCGCCCTCGAACTGGAACGGCATCATGCTACCCATCATGATCTTTCCCCTTATGCGTTCAGCACTGGCGCGATCAACACGTCGCGCTGGCGTAAAGCGGTGATACCTTTGTTGACGGCATCGGCGTAGCGTTGGGCGGAATCCGCAATGCCCTGTGCCAGCAACTGCATGCTGCGCAAATCGGGGGCTAGCGGCACGAAGGCGTCATCAAGCGTTGTGGCGGCAATGTGCGCAAGCGCGCTTTCGCTGTTAACCGTACGCTGCGGGTAGCCGGACGCGGTTCTTTCGGCCAGAAAGCGCAAACGTCGGTGAACGATGCGGTGCGCCTGGGCGGACAATTCCCATGCCTTGGCGTCTATCGCTGCTTGAACATCGGCAGGGATAAGGACCTCGGGCGCGGGCAGTGCTGCCGGGGATGCCGGTTGCGATTTTTCAAGCAGCGCCGATTCCATCTGGTTGAAGGCGTCGATGTAGGCGCAACGAAAAGCAATGGCCTTTTTGCCGGTAAAGCCGAAAGCCAGCGCGGCGAAGGCGTCGCGGTTGAGTTGGTAGGCGGGGTCTTTTCGGGTTGCGCCTTTGCCGATTTTGTTCTCGATGATCATCTGCGCAAAATTGCGCTGATGATCTGGCGGAAGCTGGGGCAGCAGATTTTCAATGGCGCGCAGCACATCGTTATGCCGCTTGCCGAATACACGGGCGACTTCGACGCTGGTTGTGATGGTTTGGCCGTTCTCGATTTGAACGACGGGGTGCGCACGCTGGGCGAGTGCGTGGACGTTGATGGGTGTCATAGAACGCTCCGTAGTGAGACTTGATAAGCCTCGCGGAAACGTTCTGACACGCGTCCGCAAGGCGGCGGGGAGGTTCAGAACTCGTACTACGCCGAGTGGACTTCTTTCCCTTGCGGGTCTTGTATCCGTCGCCCTCCCCGCCATTGATCGTGTATTGACGGGCGCAAAAAAACCGCTTGCTGACGGGCGCGGATACCGCGTAGTACCGGAGTTCTGACACTCCATCTCTTCCGAGACGCTCGCAGTGTTGCATAAAGCCGCGTCGTTGACAATAGACAAACTGCCTAATAAAATAGACAAATGATTACGGTTCAGACAACATCCGTGTTCGATGCGTGGTTTGATGCACTGCGGGATCGGCAAGCAAAAGTGCGAATCGAAATGCGCTTGCTCCGTTTGGCCATGGGCAATGCGGGGGATTGCCGCAATTTGCAAGGCGGTATTTTTGAGATGCGGATTGATTACGGGCCGGGATATCGGCTCTATGGTTGCCAACGCGGTCAGGCGCTGTACGTGTTGTTGTGTGGGGGCAGCAAGCGCACGCAACAGGCCGATATTGCCAAGGCACAGATGATGGCTGCCCAACTCTGAGCGTTCAGGAGACATATGATGGATTTCACCGTGCGAGACTGGAACCCGATCGACTTTTTGAAGGATGAAGAAACCATCCGTCTGTACATCGAGGCGGCGCAGGAAGAAGCGCCCGATGACGCGGCATTTATGGCCGCCGTGCTGGGCACTGTGGCGCAAGCCCGCAATTTGTCGGCGCTGGCGCGCGAGACCGGCATTGCCCGTGAGACGCTGTACAAGGTCACGCGCGGCGAAGGCAATCCTACGCTGGCGACCGTTGGCAAGCTGGCGCGGGCGCTGGGGTTTCGTTTGTCGCTGGCTCCGCTGGGCGGCGTCAGCGGACAGGCGCATTGATGCGCTGCTGTTGTTTACGGCAGCGTGGACGGTGTTGCATAAAACCGCGTCGTTGACAAACGCTGATTTTGTCATTGTCAGTAGCAAGTAATCTGTCCGCATCCGTAGCCGCGGTGTATGTGGGGCGCGCATCATAAAATTGGGCTTTTCTACATACAGAGGTGAGACATGGAAGCTGGACAATTAATGAAACAGGCAATGATGACTGCGCACGACTACATGTATGACGCACGGTACGAGATAGACAAGATGTTCGGCGAAGGCTATGCGGCGAAGAATCCGGCGCTGGTCGCGGCGTACATGCAAACTGCCGCGCTCGATTACGCCGCATCATTCGGTTTGGATCGCATTTCACGATCACTTGATCGCATAGCGGAGAACGTCAACCTGTAGTGCCTACCTGTCAGTTTTCCTGGTCGATGTTCAAGCCAGCGGCACGCATCGCATCAGCGAAGTCAATGGCACCAGGTAGCGGCGCATTCGTCAGAACCAGAGTGTCACGGCAATAGCTTCGCGGGTCGGTGCGACCGTCGTAGTCCTTGATCTTGGACTTGCCGTAGAACAGCGCCAGGGCATTGGCGTGGCGGGTTTTCCCGCAGCCCTGCGGGCCGTAGATGAGGGCGGCCTTACCGATAGGGCCAGTGATTGGCAGCAGCGCCTTTTCGATCTGTTCCCGCACAACATGGAACCCGCCGCCGTGGCACATGGAAAGGTCATGAAAGCTGATAAGGATTTTCCCCATGCGCGAGCATGGGAATTCTGGTTTCAGCCATGATCCACCTGCCGCTTTGGCGGCTTCCTGGGCTGCGGTGACGCCCGGATTCTCTGGAATCAGGAAGTCATCATGGGCGCACACCAGTATGTGCGCTTGCGGGTGCGCCTGATGCATCGCCTGGGCGGCTGGTACCAGGTTATTAATGTCAAGGGCGACAACGGCACAATGGCCGGTGGCCTTGTGTACGGTTATTGCGGTGTCATAGTCTGCGGCAACCAGAATCACCTTCTCGGGTTTTCCGAGCATGGGGTATTTGCCTGCCTTGTTCAGCCCGGCGGGCAGAAACGAGACTTTCCGTGCGCCGTTATCGTTTTGGTAGGCGCGGTCAATCAGGTTTTCTGTGTCGTTCTGGCGCAGTTTTGCCAGCACGGCGGCCTCAATGATCCTTGCCTGCGCGACAAAGATGCCGGTAGCGGCAATCTCATCGTCTGTCAGAATATTTTCATGGTTTGTCATGGCTATCTCCAATGCGCGGCGCCCGGTTGCGCCGCAGGGGTTGAAATTCGGTCATGCTTGCCTGGTGACGTGCACAGCGCGCTGGCGCTTCGTGGGCTGGCCTCCCTGTCCGCCGCGAATTTTGGGCGGTTCCAGGTCGTAGAGCAGCGGGCCGCGCCGCCCGCCGCGTTCCAGCGCCACGGCTTCGGTGGCAAAGCGGCCTACGTCGGCCATGTCTTCGACCTCGCGGCGGGTCAGCACCATGATCTGCGCGATCTCGTCGATGCCGAAGCCACGGGCGCGCAGGTTGTAGACTTGGCGAGCCTTGCGCACTTCCTCGAACCAGTTCAGGCGCGGGATAAAAATCTGTTCCCCAGCGTATGCGGCCGACAGCCGGCGCGCGGCATGCTCGCCGATCACTTTGGCGATCACGCTGCGCTCGGGTCGGGTGGTCGGCACGACGATGTTCTTGCCCCCCCACCACGCGGCCAGCAGCACCGTGGCGCGCAGGCCGATTTCGGCGGCGAGGTCGTCCAGTACGGTGTTCCGGTGGCTGGCGGCTATCCTGCTGTTCGACATGGCGGTGGTGTCCTTTCGTGTTCCGGTGTTCATCGAGCCAGGGCGCTGCTGATGACGCGGCGGCGGGCAGGGCGGCGTGGGGTCGCTGGTGTGCTGGTGTCGGCTGGTGGCGGCGGCGGTGCCGACAGGTTCACGCGCGATAAGCGCATGGCGGCGGTGGCGTACACCAGGCAGTCCAGGGCTTCGTTGCGTGCGCGGATCTGCACCCATTCCGAGAACGGGCGGGTGCCGCGCACCTTCGTGACCAGCTTTTCGGCGGCAAGCTGCGCGAAATACTCGTCATCGAACGCCGATTCCTTGGGGAAATGGATGTAGCCGGGGCCGCTCTTGTCCAGTTTCAGGCGGGCGTACAGCAGCGCCTTGGCCTGATCGACGCCGATAGGTTCGACGGCGTGCTGCTTTTTCAGGCGCTTGCGCATCCGCTGGCGGCGCTTGACCTCATCTTCGACCAATGGCCGGGACGGACCAGCGATACCCTTGCCGGCGACGGCGTAACGGTTCGCTGCGCAGAAGGCATGCACCATGCTGGTGTTGTAGCCAGCGTCGATGATGGCGTGCTGGATGCGGTGCGCGCGCATGGACTCGGCCAGGGCTTGCCATACCTCGGGCTGCGTCGTGTCGCCGGGGATAATGACGTGGTCGATGAGCCAGGCTTCTTCCTTCTCGCCCCAGCCCACATAGCTGGCTTCCAGCCGGTTCTTCTGCACATCGACGCCGGCGGTGCGCAGGCGCAAGGCGATGGTGTCGGGGTCGTAGTCTTCCAGACGCGACAGGAGCGCCACGGCTTCGATGCTGTCGCCTTGCTCTTCCCACGTCTCGCCCAGATAGGTGTTGACGAAGGCCTTCATCTCGGCGGTGTCGCCCTGGCAGTCCAGCCATTTTTGTGCCACGTCGCGCCACGACAGACCCAGCCCAACCGGCGCGTACAGCGCGTTCAAGTGGTAGCCGCGCATGCGTTTCACATGCGGCGCGGCGGCGATCCACACGCCTTGGGCCAGCATGTCGGGTTTGTGGGTCTCGGCAATCTCTGCCGCGCAGTGTTGGCACACGTACCAGGCCGATAACACCTGCGCGCGCAGCACTTCGCCCGTGGCCGCGTCCACGGTGGGCGTGGTGCGCCATCTCAGGCCGTGCGCGGCTTTGCCGCTGCGGTCAAATTCCAGCGGCTGGCGCGTGCCGCAGTGTGGACAAGGCACGAAGTAGCGGCGCTGGTCGCTGCGCGAAAACAGTAGCGACACGCGGCAGCGCCCGGCCAGCGTGGGGGTGCTCACAAAGTACGATTTGGCGCGGCTGTAGGTGCGCTGGCGGTTTTCGATCAGCGTCATGGGGTCACCCTCGCCGCCAATGTCCCAGGGGAAGGCGCTGACTTCATCGGTAATGACGTAGGGGATGTGATCCGAGCGCAGCGAATCGGCGCTGTTCGCGCCGCTGCGGATGATGCGCGCGTGCGCGCCGTACTCCACCACGTCGGCGCGGTTGGATTTGTCGCGGCGGCTGGTGGACACCAGCCCGGCCAGCACTTCGGTTTCCGCCATCATCTTGTTCATGCGCGGGTTCAAGGATCGGTCGCGCAGCTCCAGCGTGGGCATGACCACCAGCAAATCCTTGTTGCGCAGGTGGTGCATGACGTAGCCGATCCAGTTCATCATGACCTCAGAACCGCCCACGCCAGACGATTTTTTGAACACCACTGCGCGTACCGGGCTGTGCTCGGATAGGGCGTCCATGATTTCGCGCAGGTAGGGCGTGAGCGCCGTGTTCCAGCGCCCCGGCGCGTTGGTGCCGCTCCGTAACCAGCGGTGGCGCTCGGCCCATTGACTGACGGTGAGCAGGTCGCGCGGGCGCACGCCGCGCTGGAAGTGCTCGCCCACGGCGGCCAGCGGCGCGGCGGGGTTGGCGGCGGCATCCGCGCCCAGCGCAGACAAGGCCGTGTGCGCCGCATCGGACAGCAGGTAATGCACGCGGGTTTCGTCGCGCTCGCCGTCGATGGCCGATGCCAGCAGATGCGGCAGGCGGGCGAGCGCGCCGTCAATGACACGGCCAAGCGCGGCTGCGGCGGCCATCAGGTCACGGTGACTGACGGTGTCGGCCAGCAGCGCCTCAAAATCGCCTTTGGCACCCAGCGCACGCAGCCGCTCACGCTCGGTTTGCAGGTCAGTCAAGGTGGCCATGATCAGCCCGCCTGCCGCTGGGCGAAACGTTCAACGAAACTGCGCCCGTCACCCATAGCATGCGCTACACTTGGGGACGTTTTTGGAGCAAAGCCGATGGGCACCGCGACCGATGGAGCCAGCAAGCGGGATGTAAGTGAACTGCGCATGGAACTCAAAAGCGACATCCGGCTGCTGCAATGGATGGTCACGGCTACGCTGGCCGGTGTCGGCATCATCCTGACCAAGCTGTTTTTGGGCTGATATTCCTGCTGTTTCCTATCCATTTCGTTCACTCCCTGACGCTTTTTGGGGGTTGCCCCCTTGCGTGCGCAGCCGCCGGGCGCTGCGCACGAATTCCGCGCGGATGACCCGCGCCAGTTGCCCGCATTCGTCCCGCAGCAGTGTGGCGCGGGCGTCGCGGCCTGTTGCGGCTGCCAGGCGCGGGGCGGTTTGATCGATCAGGCGCTCCACCGATGCTTGCAGCGCCGCGCCCAGGCCGAGCGCTTCGCGCTGCACCGCCGCCAGCCGGTGACGCAGGCCTTTGTCCAGCGCCATGTGCAGCTTGATGGTCTGGTTCTCGAAATGCAGCACCATGGTTTTGTAGCGGGTGCGGTCGGGATTGGTTTGGGCTTCCTCTTCTTCGTCAATGCCCCTGTCGTTTGAATACAGCCCCGTGGCGGCGTTTTCTTGGACTTGGATAGGGGTGGGTATATGCGGGATGTTTTTGCTGCGCTGGCGGGCGTATTTTTCGGTCAGGTCGGTGCGCCCGCCTGCGGTAGCGTGCCAGCGGGCCAGGCTGGCCGCCACGTCTACCTTGCCATCCTGCATGATCAGCCGCCCTTCTTGCCCGGCACGGGTGATGGTGGATTTATTCACACCCAGACGACGGGCAAAAGCGGCTTTGGTTTCCAGGGCGGTAGCCGTCATGACGCTGCCCTTTCTGCGGTGGCGTTCTTCTCACCCCATCTAACGGAGTATCTCACCCCTAAATGCCTTAAACCCTTTGATATAACTAATATCACGCCTATAACGGGGTCACGCGTTACGCGAGGATGTTGTGCGCGCGCATGGGGGGTGTGTGCATTACGCGCGTCAGGCGCATGTACACGCACACGCGCCTCACGTGCGCGTAGGGGGGTTAGAGGCGTGAGACTAGTTATTTCGCGGCTTTGCGGGCATTTAGGCGTGAGAAACCCAGTGCGATAATCCAAGCGATGGCGTGAGATCATAGTTTGACCTCCAGCGCGTTGCCGAAGGCGAAAAAACATTCTGTCAGCCAGCGCCCGCGCAGTTTGGATCCATCGCCGTCAGAAATGGTCTTGGCACCTGCTGTCTGCGCTTCGGCCAGCGCCGCCGGGCTGGGGATGACCATCTTGCGGTTTTTGTAGGTGGTGCTGTTCAGGTCTTCCAGCGTGGATACCGCCTTGCCCGCTTGCCAGCCCGGCAGCCGCCCCACGTAACCAATGAATTGCGTCTCATCGCGCGGCCTGGCTACGCCCACAATGCCTGCCCATTTTTTGTACGCGGTGTAAAGCTGCCGCCCGGTGCAAGGGCAAAACGGTAGCGGCTCCTCATTGCCATTCAGCTCAAGCTGGCCCGCCTGCCATTCGCGGATGAATACCGCCTCGCTGGGTAGCGACAGGTCGATCAAGGCCTGCTTGGATTGCGTCATGGGCGGGCGCTTTTTGGGGTGGAAGTCGCTTACATCCACTTCGTGCAGCAAGTAGTGGTAGAAGCACGCCATGCCATTGTTGTGTTCCAGTTCCCAATGCACGTCGTCGTAAAATTCTTCGGCTTGCATGGGCGGGGTGTAGACCACCATGTGCCGCCTGTCGTCGTTTTCCAGCGGCAACGGCTGGTTTTCGTTGGACAGGTACACGATGTTCATGTGGTTGCGCTGGCGGTAGGCGGCCAGATTCTTGGGGTTGACCCGTATCCATTCGCCCGTGACCAGTTCTTTCAACTCGTTTTTGATGTGCCACATTTCCTGCCGCGTGACGACTTCTTCGGCCAGCAGAAACAGTTTGCTGTCTGCCCAATCGCTGTTGAATTTGTCTTCCAGCCCGCGCTGGTTCAGGATCTGGCCGTAGTCGCCGTAGATTTTCCCCAGCGTCTGGAACACCGTGGATTTGCCCGTGCCTTGCGGGCCGTGCATGATGACCGCGCTACTCATCTTGGCACCCGGATGTTGCAAGGGGTAGGCCATCCACTTGAGCAGCCAGGCGTGGACTTCGTCGGCGTTTTCTTCTTGGCTGCACAGCCAGTACAGCAGTTCCAGCAGACAATAGCAGGATCCTTGCGTGCTGGGCTGCATGGGCCAGCCGCGCCAGGTGTTGAGCGCTACCGCCGGGTCCGTGCCGGCCGGGTCAAACCCGATTTGGTCGATGAAGTAGGCACCGCGCTCGACCCACAGCGGATGCCGCTTGATTTCGTCGGCTCGCACTCCGGCAGGTAGCAGCGCGATCATTTGAGCCTTGCGCGCTATGCGGTTTGTCCACAGATCAAACACCGTGTCGCCGGTGCCGTCATCAACCGGCACGAAGCGCTCGACCAGTTCATCAAGCCGCATGATGGCTTCGGCGCGACGCCGCGCGTTCTCGCCCCCGCCCCCTTGGGGCGGCAGCCCCGCGCCGTCGTCCGCGCCGCCGACACGCACCCGCTGCCTAGCGAGCCGCACGTCTACACCGGCTTTGGTCAGCGCCGCCTCGATTTGCGCACGCACCACATGCAGCCCGCCATGGGGCAAGGTCGCTAGGTCGTTGAAGTCGGTCAGCCTCTTGCCCGCGCGGTCTGCGGGAAATTCCGGTTTGACCACCGAGCCGGACACGGCCAGCGCCGCGTTTTGGGCGCTGGCGACACCGGGGTTGCCTGCGGTCAGATAGTCGTCATCGGCGCAGACCAGAATGTGCGCGTGGCGGTAGGTCTTATGCAGCACCTGCGCCACGGCCAAGAGGTTGTTGGCGTCAAAGGCCACCACCACGCACAGGCCGGTGGCTTCAAAAATCGTCGCCCCCGTGGCGTAGCCTTCGACCAGCAAAATCACCACCCCGGGCGAACCCAGCATGTGGTAGTGACCGGTCTTGTTCATGCCCGCTGGCCAGTACTGCTTTTCCAGCTTGCGGCCACGGTTTTTGCCGCGAATAATCTGCAAGCCCCAGACCTTGCCCGCCGCATCCGCCATGGGAATGGCGATGGTGCCGTTGCCAGACGGCGAGTAGCGGATCCCGTGGGCTTGCACGGCCTTTCTTTGCAGGTAGTCGGGCAGCGTGCCGTCCGGGTTGCTGGGCAGGTATTTGCCCCAGGCGTGCGCGGCTTCCTGCGCCGCGCGGTCTTGCTCGGCAGCACGAATGGCCGCGGCGCGTTTGACGCTTTGCGCATGCCGCGCGCGGATGGCCGCTGCCGTCTCCGCATTCAGGCTCACCGCCAGCCCGCTGCGCGACAAGCTGATTTTTTGCGTGTTTTTTTCTACGCCCTGCCAGACGCCAAAGCTGCCCACGATAAAACGCCGTCGCTGGCCGCTGCCTTTGGGCGATTCCAGTTCGATGTCGTGCAGCCAGTACCAGCCGCGCTTTTCGAGGTCGCCGTCCTGAATGCGGCAGCGCACCGGGCGCGACGTATCGACGTCCAGATGCGTCACGTCCAGCCCGGCGGCCTGAATCTGCCGCAGCGCGTCGTCGTAGTTGACCCAAGTCATGACCCCGCCCCCGCGCTGATGACCTGCACCATGGTGGCGCTGGCCTCCAAGGCTTGCACACGCGGCACCAGGGGTTTGCCCCGATCGTCAGCGGCAAAGCTGATCAGCCAGCGGGCGTGCTTGCAATCATCCGGGCGCGTCAGCAGCTTGGTGCCGATGTGGCGCAGCACTTCGTGTTGCAGGTGGCTAAGCGCGTAGGTGTAGTCGTCCAACTGGCTGGCCGTCACATCGCCCCTTACGCTTTCGTTGGGGCGCGGATGCTTCAGTTTGAGCTGGTCTATCCAGTCCATCGCCGCCTTGAAGTGCAGACGCGGCAGTTCGGTGTAGTGCGGGATGTCGTATTCTTGGCACAGGCGCTGGTAGACTTCGCGGCGCGCCGGATCCTGCCATTTCCCCCAGCCGATGCACTTGCCGCACACCCGCTCGTTTAGTTGATACTGCTCGTAGCCGGTAATCGTGGCCGCCGCCAGCGCGGCCTGTTCCTGCTCAAGGCGTGCGCGATCCATCAGCGCCGCCTCCATCTTGTTGAAAGCGTCGATGTAGGCCAGCTTGAAGGCCATCGCTTTCTTGCCGGTGAAACCGAAGGCCAGCAGCGTGAAACCGTCGCGAGTGAGGTGGTAGGCGGGAACTTCGCGCGTACCGCCGTTTGGTTGCGGTACGGTTATCGATGTCGGCCGAAAATTCGGCTGACGTTCTGCACCCAAATCGGACAGAAGATTGCGGATGGCATCCAGCACATGTTTATGCTCTTTGCCGAATACACGGGCGACTTCGACGCTGGTGGTTATGGCCTGACTGTCTTGAATTTCAACGACGGGACGGACGCTGTTGACCAGCGCAGGGATATTGATGGGGGTAGTCATGCGACGCTCCTTCATGATCTTGCTCCCTTATGCGGCATTCAGTACGGGCGCGAGCAACACATCGCGCTGGCGCAAGGCGGTAATGCCCTTGTTGACGGCGTCGGCGTAGCGTTGGGCAGAATCCGCAATACCCTGTGCCAGCAACTGCATGCTGTACAAATCGGGGGCTAGCGGCACGAAGGCGTCATCAAGCGTTGTGGCGGCAATGTGTGCCAGCGCCTCTTCGCTGTTAATCGTGCGCTGCGGGTAGCCGCAGGCGGTGCTCTCAGTCAGCAAGCGCAAGCGTCGGTGAACGATGCGGTGCGCCTGGGCGGACAATTCCCATGCCTTGGCGTCTATCGCCGCTTGAACATCATCAGGGATAAGGACATCGGACGCGGGCAGTGCTGCCGGGGATGCCGGTTGCGTCTGTTCGGCCAGTGCCGCTTCCATCTTGTTAAAGGCGTCGATGTAGGCCAGTTTGAAGGCCAGCGCGCGCTTGCCGGTGAAACCGAAGGTCAAGAGCGCTACCGCATCTTTGGTCAGGTGGTAGGCGGGGGATTTGATCGGCTCGCCGCCGTTCGGATTTGGACGGGTTGTGAACGTCTCCCCAAAATTGGGGAGACGTTCTGCGTCAAGCTGCGATATCAGATATTCAATGGCGCGCATCACATGGTCATGCCGCTTGCCGAATACACGGGCGACTTCGACGCTGGTTGTAATGGGCTGGCCGTCGTGAATCTGGACGACTGGACGCACCCGCTGGGCGAGCGCGGAAACATTGATGGGGTTCATAGAACGCTCCGCTGTGAGACTTTTAAACCTCACAGGAGCGCTTTCAGACGCAGCCCGCGAGGCGGCCGGGGGGCTGAAAGCTCGTACAGCGCCGAGCGGACTTCTTTCCCTTGCGGGTCTTGTATCCGTCGCCCCCCCGGCCAAAACTGCACATGACACGGGCGCAAAAAAACCGCTTGCTGACGGGTGCGGATACCGCGCTGTAACGGAGCTTTCAGACTCCATCTCTTCCGAGACGCGCACACTGTAGCACAGATTTTGTTTAGCAGGTTCCGCACGCTTGCGGCTTGCACCTTGCCGTAACCCCGCCACCGGCAGCGCCCAATCGTTGCCCATGCAACCGGGGCAGAGCCTAGCGGAATTTCGCGCGTTAGGCCCGCCGCCCGCCGTACCCCCCCGCAGGGTCCCCGCCTTGGTATGGTTTGTTCTAGCTGTAGGCAACCCCTGCAACCTTTGCGTCGCATCCCTGCTTTTCTTCTGTGGGGAGCGGGGATTGACGGCGCATACGGGCGCAGAAAGAAAAACGGCGGCGGTCGGGCTGCTCATCGATGCGTCCTCCCGTCGCGGCAAAAGCCGCACAGACCGCCGACCAGGCGGGCGAAGTATTCGCCGCATTCGTCGCATTCCCCTGGCTCGCCCGTAGGCATGTTGGCGGCAGCCGCCCGCACGCTGGCCAGCGCCGCTTCACGCTCGGCTTGCTCCTTGTCGCTGGCGCGGTCGAACAAGTCAGACATCGGGCGGTCCAATCGGAATGCGCTTATCAGGCGCGGGGGTTTTCCGTTCCTGTTCGGGACGATTGTCGTTGCCACACTCACGCATCAGCCATCCCCTTAACTTTTTGTGCCACCGTCTCGGCCACCGTTTGCAGCGCACGCTTGGCGCGTTCAATGGCGGCCAGCTCCTGTCTATCGATACGCGCATCCAGCAGCGCATCGTGAATCGTGCGCAGGTAATCGCCGTTGGCCACGCCCAGGTTCACCACCTGTTCCAGCACCTCCATATCGCATTCCGACCCTTGTGGCGCTTTGGTCAACAAAAACCCCTGCGCGTGCGCCCAGGCTTGCAGCATGCGCATGTCTTCGGTCAGCGCCACGATGCGCTGCGCCTCGGCATAGGTCAGGTGATGCGTGGTGTTGTGCGGGTTAACCTTGTTGCGCAACACCGCCGCCGACATGCCAATGCGCGGCCCCAGGCTTTCGCTGCCGCCGGGATAGTCATGCACCGTGTGGTACGCGGCATCTATCGTGTTCATGAGGTTCCTTATCGAACGTGGCTAGGGAAGGCTGGCCGTCATAGACTGCGCGGTATAGGGCGTGGATTGGCGCGGATGACCTGCCAATCCACGTCTGGGCGCAAGTCTTCGCATATCACCGCCCCGCCCGTGGCGCGTTCGATTTCGGGGCAGCGTTCGGCGGGGATGGGGCGATGACCGTTGGCCCACTGCGAGATCAGCACTGGGCTCACGTTCATGAGTCGCCCGAGCAACGACGCCTGCCCGCGTTTCTGGTCGATATAGGTTCTAAGGTTCATTCCGTTACGGTATCTGTCTGCTTCAGACGCTAGCTTAGCGGAGCGCAAAAAATAAAGCAATAGCGAATCGCCCATGTACATGCTTTGCGTTTTGCTATGAAATAGAGATGATGAAAGACATAGACGACATACGCCGAGACAACTTGCGCCTCATAGAAGAAGCGGCGGGTGGCTCAGCAGCAGCGGCCAAGCTCGTTGGCATGTCTCAATCGCAGTTCGCCAACCTTCGCGCTGGTGCCAAGGACTCGAAGACAGGCAAACCAAGGGGAATGCACAAAAGCACAGCCAGGCGCATCGAGGCCGCAGCCGGGTGCCCACAGGGCTGGCTAGACAAGGATCACAGCGGCGCGCACGACGCCGAGCCGCAAGAAAACCACAAAGAAAGCATCCAGCAGTCCGCCATGCTTGCCGCATACCAAAGAGCCGACTATGGAACTAGGGCAGTCGTAGACGCCCTTCTATCGAGCACTCCGCCCGCATGGCTTGACCCGCTTATGGCCCTCGCCATCCAAGGCATGAAGCAAGCAGCATCCCAGTGGGTGGACAGTGATGCCAGGATTTATGCGGATTCCCTGCAATCAAAGTCAAAATCCACCGCCCCAGCTACAGAACGCCCAATTGAGCGACCGTCAGGGCAAAAAATTTTGCAACAAACAAGAATCGCGTCTTCTGCCTGATTTTTTTCGTGAGTATTGGCTAAGCTGTTTCATAGAACAGAGACAACAAAGGGAGAAACGGTATGTACAAAGTGGGATGGCCGTTATGGAAGCTGGTGGCGCGCTGGGGGGTGCCGCTGCGCTTTAACGTTACCGTGCACTTTGATGGCGAAAGCAAAACGTTCTGGGCTAACAGCCCGGATGTCAATGGGCTGGCGGTGAGCGGGGAAGACCTGCAAGAGGTTCAGCGTGAGGCCGCGCTGGCAGCAGAGTTGTTGCTGGAGTTGCAATTGCACCAAGCACCCAAAATACGGATGCGCCCGCAATTTGAGGACTACGGCGACTTGGCGCAGGCATGAAAGACTACTACCGGCTGGTTATATGGTAATATAAACCATATGAAAGCCATCTTGGTACGTCGCAGCCGAAACGCCTACCGGGGCGGGATTGTCGAGATCGTGATCTGGCAAGTGCCGCAGTCTGTCCCGCCCTCGGAACACCCCTTCAAGTACCGGCTGGTGTATATCGTCGATGGGCAGCGCGTGGTGGGCTACGACAATGAGCGCGGCAAGGGCGATCACAAACACCTGGGCGACAGGGAATTACCCTATGTGTTCAGGGGGATCGATCAGTTGATGGCCGACTTTCTGGCCGATGTTCAGGGAGCGTAGGACGATGGATGCACAGACGCTACATTTGCGGGTCGGCGAGGATTTGGCGCTGACGCTGGCGCGCGCAGGGCAAACCATGCACGAGATTGAGCAGGGTCAGTCACCCACCCCGAGTTTTGATCTTGGGTTTGAAGACGTGGCGCAATTGTTCGCTGTTTTCACGCCCAAGCGCTGGGAACTGCTGGCCGTCTTGCGCGAGCACGGCCCACTATCTATTCTTGCTTTGGCGCGGTTGTTGCGCCGCGATTACAAAAACGTCCATGCCGACGTGACGGCGCTACTGGAATGGACCGTCATCGACAAGAACGACCAGAACCTGGTTTACGCGCCGTTTGCCGATATTTCCGTGGACGTGCATTTACCTCAAAAACAGGCAGCTTGACGCAGAACGGGTCAGCCCTTGTCGGGGATATTTGAAGTATTGCTGTCTGTTTCCAAACTAAACCGCAATTGGACATGAGGGGATGCGCGGCGATGCTCCAATACTTCAAGGATTTCGTAATCAGCCTTTAGGCCATCTTTCCCCAATCGCTGGGTTCTTCGGATGCGTGCCTTGATAATGTCATCCTTGGCAAAGTGCTCTTGGTTGAGTTGCACTCTGGACAGAAATGTGCCATCCCTAACGACTGCATACCAAGCGTTTCCGCCGCCCTCGGTGAATCGCCATTTGTTGCCATCCTGAAACGCCAGGGTCAATACTTGGAGCGTGTCGATATAGTCTTCGGTTTCGAGTATTTCTTCTTCAATGTCGGGAGCCTTGAAATAATGCGCGTGCTCGCGGTCAATGGAGACAAATACCTTTTCGGCTTCGCTATCTACGACGGAAACGTTCTCAATGCCTTGTTTTCGCAGTGGGTCGAATACAATCCCTTCAAGTGCGTGGCGGATTTTGTAATCTCTTATCAGATTGAGTATTTGTTCTCCCACATCCATGTATTCATCATCAACAAACAGGCGCAATCGGCCATTTTCAATCGGCTCAATCTTTCTGATGCCGCGTCCGCGCAGCCATGAGATGACTTGAATCACCCCTTTGGATGCGGAGTACCCCAAACCCAGAATCCCGGCGATTTGGAGAATGCCGGTGATATGCTGCGAGTTGGCGAAATCCATGACGCGCTGCCACAGGCTTTGCGCCAATTCAAGGTCGATGCCGAATGATCCTGATTTAAACGAGGCGTGGACGTTCAGCGATACCTGCGCCTGTTCCCCGTTAATGATGAAATTGGCGCGTTCAAACAGGCTGTTCATCGCCAGCAGGGCAGGAGCCAAGTCGCGCACATCCATGCGGTGCCCGGCCAGCGCTGGGCCATCATAGACGAGGTGGAAACGAACATGTTTTGCCATCGCACCGTCCTCTTGCTTCATCTGTCATTCACTCGTGTTTTGTCGGGGTTTTGGCCAGCCGCTGTCGGCAGCAGATTAGCATAGCCTTGACCCGCCTACGCACCACCTTACGGCGATAACGCACAGCCCTTCCCCCATCTCGATCACCGCCCAGAAGCCCAGCATATCTGGTTTTTTCGTCTGTATATTTTGCATTTAGCTATTGACATTCTTTTTGCATTTCGCTAAATTATATCCATCAGCCCACGCAACAGCAAGCAACAGCCAAGCGCGGAACCTCACCGAACAGCCTAGCCCAAAGGGCAGCCTGGTAATGAGGTCAGTAGCAGCAAAGCAGTGACAGCCAGGAAAGACCGGCATAACTGAAAGGACTCAAACCATGCCGCACCACACGCCAGAGAAATTTGGCGGGAAAAACAGGAGCAACACACATGCAAGCGCAAAAAAACCAAGCCCTGCAAACACATGCCACGCGCGTCATTGCCTGCCGGGTCAGCGTCACCACCACCACAGGCGACCGGCACCACTACTACGCCCTGTCCCGCAGCACCTGCGCTGCCGCCATACAGGCGCTGGACGTGTTCGGCATCTGCAAAGTCCGCGTCCAGTCCCTGCGCCGCAGCTAGCCATGAAAGCCTTGCGCAAAGCCATCCGGCGCGTAGCAAAGCGCCTGACTGACTACCGCTACCACCGCCGACGCGGCCACGGCATCCGCCAAGCGTGGCGGCTGGCCGATATCACACTATGAAAGGAAGCCCTGTCATGCTT